AATGTGTATTTTGGTATTAGTCCATATCACATGCACGCTGGTGTAACCGCATCAAATTACAAGTATTGGAAACGTAAAGCAGGTTCTTCATGTAAGAAGAGTATGAGTCTTGAATCTAAAAATTCTATCAAAAACCTTGATGATGTTCTTGAGATTCGAGAAGCAATGAAAGATTCTGATCGAAAACTTCGAACTCTTTGGAGAACTGCCCGTAAGATGATTGTTGAGGATGGTCTTCGTTAGTATTCATGTGATAATACTTTTATTAGTATTCAAAGTCTAATACTCAACCATCTTCAAATCTTTTAGTTAGTATTCAGAAGATAAAACTTAAATAAGTTTTCACGCTCTAATACTCATAAAAATCAGTTGGTATTCAGCACGTAAAACTCTTGTTAGTTTTCATGCCGTAATACCCGTAATAAAAAGTGAGGGTTTCCGACCCTCTTTTTTATGCTTTATGGTAATATATAATATGGATGCCATAAGGGTCCACAAAACACAAACTCGCTTTAAAAAGGAGCTACTATAATGAACATGACCAGATATACTGCTGCGGATCTTCCTGCATTGATGGAAAAAATAAATAGGAATAGTATTGGATTGGATGAATACTTTGATAGGGTCTTTAGTTTGCATGACACATCAAATTATCCACCATACAATTTAGTTCAGGTCAGTAACGTTGAATCCCGACTTGAACTTGCACTAGCAGGATTTAAAAGGAAGGAGGTTAATGTCTACACGCAAGATGGTAAATTGTTTATTGAAGGTCAAAAGAATGAAAAAAATGAAGAAAACAACTACATTCACAAGGGTTTGGCTCAACGGTCGTTTAATCGTTCCTGGACTCTATCCGACGACACGGAAGTTAGATCAGTTACTTTTGAAGATGGGCTTTTAGTTGTAAATCTGGCAAAGATCGTTCCAGAGCATCATCAGAGGAAGGACTATCTCTAAATATATTTAAAATGTAGAGATAGAAATGTCATCAGTTTATAGGCCCTTTGTAGAAAAACTTGGTGGTGCAAATGCAACAACTTTTGTTGGAGATGAGGGAGAAATTTTTTACGATCCATCTTCAGATACTTTAAGAAGATCTGATGGAAATACTCCAGGTGGAGTTGCGTTGACTTCTGTTGGTTCTATAACAAGTATTACTTCTGGTGGTAGTTCAGTAGTTGGTGTAGATACTACAAATACAGGAGAAAATGCTCTTGAATTTTCTAGTGATAATGGAACCACATCTGGTGTCCGTTGGAGAATTACTACTGATGGGCATATTATTCCTAATGGAAATGCTTTGTATGATATTGGAGATCCTGAAAATAAAGTTAGGGATATGTATATTGATAGTGGATCTATTCACACCCCAAGTGGAAATGCACTATCATTCTATGATGGCAATCTGACATGGGGTGGTGATGATGTAATTGTTCTTTCTGATCTTAAGCAAATGGTTTCGGAATCGTCATCATTTGAAGACTTTAAGCAAAAAATACTTGGATTATAGTATTAAAAAATACAGAAATGTTCGCGGTGATACACTAAAATATAAATAGTTTAGTGTTACGGAGGTTGTATGCATTACACTCTATCCACTTTTATTATTGGAACTCTAATGTATATTTTTATCGGGGTTCCTATCGCAAATCTACTACCATAATACTTGTTGAACCATGGGAATCTTAGCAACACTCGCAATCTTTTCTGCTGTAATGGGAGGAGCATTCGCCATCACACCTAAAAAGTAAATAAATAAAACTGAATATCGTCGGCGCAGACGGGGAGGTAACTGGCACAATCCAGTTGACACCTCCCTTTTTTGTGTTAGAATTAATGGAGAATTTGAGTTAAGATGTCATTAAAACTTGCAATTTTGAAAAACGGAGATACGATAATTTCAGATATCACAGAAGCTCTAGTTGACGAGAGAGTATGTGGATATATTTTTGATGAACCACATAAAGTGATTTCTCAAAGGTCTATTCTTCTCACTGAGAATGTAGATGGATCTGAAACTTCACAAGTTGAAGTTACCTTAAGTCCATGGATCATTCTATCAGATGAAACTAAAATGTTAGTTTCTTTGGATTCTGTTATGACTATAGTAGATCCTATTGAATCAGTTAAAACCCTATATGAGGAAAAAGTAAATGGAAAAAACAATCAAGTGTCTTTTACTGAAGGTTGATAATGTTGTAATTACGGAAATAGTAGAGGTTCCTGCCGATATTGGAGAACCAGATTGTAGATTGGTAAATCCATATGAAATTGATGCAGATGGAAATTTGACTCCATGGCCAAGTGTTACTAGTCAAACTGAAATGATGATTCATTCCGATAGTATCCTTACTATCGTGGAACCTAAAAAAGAAATTATTGAAAAATACAAAAAACTGACAGCATAATGCGATTCTACACAAACGTCCAAATGGTTGGAGATCACTTTCTTGTTAGGGGTTATGAAAATGGAAAACATTTTGCCTCTAGGGAGAAGTTCTATCCAACTCTTTTTGTTCCTACAAACAAAAAAACAAAATACAAAACATTAGATGGTGAATATGTAGAATCTGTGAATCCAGGGACAGTAAGAGACTGTAGAGAATTTGTAAAAAAATATGATGGTGTAGAAAACTTTAAAATTTATGGAAATCAGAAGTATATCTACCAATATATCTCTGAACATTATCCAGAAGAGATTATTAAATTTGATACTAACAAAATCAAAATCTCTACAATTGATATTGAGGTTGCATCTGAAAATGGATTCCCAGATGTTGAATCTGCAGCAGAAGAAGTTCTTTTGATTACAATTCAAGATTACGCAACAAAAGTAATTAGAACTTGGGGTAAAGGTCCATTTAAGAATGAAAAGGAAAATGTAATATATCGATCATTTGATACTGAACATGAACTTCTAAATGATTTTATTAATTGGTGGATGATTGAAGAAAATACACCAGAAGTAGTTACCGGATGGAATAGTGAATTTTACGACATTCCATATCTTGTCAGGAGAATTGATAGGATTCTTGGTGAAAAGTTGATGAAAAGAATGTCTCCATGGGGACTAGTTACGGAAAATGAGACATTCATTTCTGGACGTAAGCATATTTCATATGATGTTGGTGGAGTTACTCAACTAGATTATCTGAATTTATATAAAAAGTTTACTTACAAGGCACAAGAATCATATCGTCTTGATTATATTGCCGAAGTAGAATTGGGGCAGAAAAAACTTGATCACTCTGAGTTTGATACATTTAAGGACTTCTATACTCATGGATGGCAAAAGTTTGTAGAATATAACATCATTGACGTGGAACTTGTTGACCGAATGGAAGACAAGATGAAACTGATTGAATTGGCAATAACCATGGCATATGATGCCAAAACAAACTATGCAGATGTTTTCTTTCAAGTTAGAATGTGGGATTCTATCATCTTCAATTATTTGAAAAAAAGTGATATTGTAATTCCACCCATTGAAAGATCTGATAAAAATTCCAAATATGCTGGTGCTTATGTAAAAGAACCTGTTCCTGGTGTGTATGATTGGGTTGTAAGTTTTGACCTTAATAGTCTATACCCACACTTAATCATGCAATATAATATTTCTCCAGAAACTCTTCTGGAAAATAGACATCCTTCTGCAAGTGTAGATAGAATCCTTAATAATGAATTGGATTTGTCTGATTTGGATGGTAAGACTGTTTGTGCTAATGGTGCTCTTTATACCACTGAGTTTCGTGGATTCCTTCCAGAATTGATGGAAAAGATCTATAAGGATCGAACAATCTACAAAAAGAAGATGCTTAAGGCGAAACAAGATTATGAAAAAAATCCAAGTAAAGAACTTGAAAAAGAAATCGCCAGATGTAATAACATCCAAATGGCGCGTAAAATCCAACTTAACTCTGCTTATGGTGCTATTGGTAATCAGTATTTCCGCTATTATAAACTTGCCAATGCAGAAGCCATCACACTATCAGGACAAGTTTCAATCCGATGGATTGAAAATAAGATGAATTCTTATCTAAATACTCTTTTAAAAACGGAGGGTGTCGATTATGTCATCGCATCTGACACTGACTCGATTTATCTTAACTTTGGACCTATTGTTAGTAAATTTTTTGCTAATAAGTCTGGCGATAAAACAGCAATTGTTTCTATTCTTGACAAGATCTGCCAAGAAAAATTGGAACCATTCATCGAATCGAGTTATCAGGAACTTGCGGATTATGTTTCGGCATATGAACAAAAAATGAGTATGAAGCGTGAGAATATTGCTGACCGTGGCATTTGGACCGCAAAGAAGCGTTATATTCTCAACGTATGGGATAGTGAAGGAGTTAGGTATGCTGATCCCAAACTTAAGATTATGGGTATTGAAGCAATTAAATCATCAACTCCTGCACCTTGCCGTAAGATGATTAAAGATGCTCTTAAGTTGATGATGACTGGAACTGAAGATGATGTAATTGACTTTATTGAATCTTGCAGGTCTAATTTTAAGAAACTTTCTCCTGAAGAAATATCTTTCCCAAGAAGTGTATCTGATGTTGTTAAGTATAAATCTTCTGCATCAATTTATGCTAAAGGAACACCTATTCATGTAAGAGGAGCTCTTCTTTTCAATTACTATATTAAAAAGAATAAACTTACTAATAAGTATTCTCTTATTCAAAATGGGGAAAAAATAAAATTCTGCTATTTGAAGAAACCAAATTCAATCTATGAAAATGTAATTTCATTTATTCAAGATTTCCCCAAAGAACTCAATCTTGACAAATATGTTGATTATGATCTACAATTTGAAAAGAGTTTCGTTGACCCTCTCAGAACAATATTGGATTGTATTGGTTGGTCAATTGAGAAGAAATCTACTTTGGATGCATTTTTTATGTAATGAATTTACCAATAACTATCAAAGATCTTAATTTTATACTGGAATGTATAAAATATAAGAATAAGAATTTGTATGCAAATCTTTGGTCATACAAAATGAATTACTTAAACAAAAATAAAAATATTGGAGAATCAAATGAATTTTCTTGATGATATTGTAAAAGAGATTGGTGATGAATACACCAAACTCGCATCTGATATTGATGAAACTGAAACTTATGTTGACACGGGTTCTTACATTTTTAATGCACTGGTTTCAGGTAGTGTATTTGGTGGCGTATCTGGGAATAAGATTACTGCTATTGCTGGAGAGTCTTCTACTGGAAAGACTTTTTTCAGCCTCGCCGTTGTTAAGAATTTCCTCGATTTTAATCCCGATGGTTACTGTCTCTATTTTGATACTGAAGCAGCTATCACCAAATCCTTACTTGAATCCAGGGCAATTGACACCTCTCGTCTTGTAGTAGTTAATGTCGTTACAGTAGAAGAATTTCGAAGTAAGGCATTAAAAGCAGTGGATCTATATATGAAAAAACCAATAGAGGATCGCAAACCCTGTATGTTTGTGCTAGACTCTCTTGGTATGCTTTCCACAGACAAAGAAATTACCGATGTCTTGAATGATAAGCAAGTTCGTGATATGACAAAATCACAATTAATTAAAGGTGCATTTCGTATGCTTACCCTCAAGTTGGGGCAAGCAAATATTCCCATGATTGTTACCAATCATACATATGATGTAATTGGATCTTATGTTCCAACTAAAGAAATGGGAGGTGGATCTGGATTAAAATATGCTGCATCTAGTATAATCTATCTGAGTAAAAAGAAAGAAAAAGATGGAACAGAAGTTGTTGGTAACATCATTAAAGCTAAAACTGCTAAATCGCGTCTGAGTAAGGAGAACAAAGATGTGGAAGTTCGTTTGTATTATGATGAGCGTGGTCTTGATCGATATTATGGTCTTCTTGAACTCGGTGAAACTGGTGGACTTTGGAAAAATGTCGCAGGTAGATATGAAATGGACGGAAAAAAAATATATGCTAAACAAATCCTCAAAGATCCAGAGCAATATTTTACTCCCGAAGTAATGGAAAAGCTTGACGA